GTGGGAATTAGAGAAGAAACGTTCAGGTGCGCATGAAGCCCGTATGGAGCGACAGCGTGCTAGACGAGCATTAGATAAGAAGGGCGTTGACCGTACGGGTAAAGATGTTGCCCACGTCAAAGCTTTATCAAAGGGTGGCAGTAATGCAGACGGTTATAAGTTGCAAGCCCCCTCAAAGAATCGATCTTTCAGGCGCAAGTCTGATAAGTCGATGGCGTAAGTTGGAGATTGTTTGCATTTGAATTTACGTGTGCCAAGCGAAGTAAGGTGTGAGTAATAGCGAGGTCAAGGATTAACATCCTGTTTCATGGAATAACCGCACCAGTCAGCACAACATTCCTTTCAAGTTGGGAACTGACCGTCTAGGACTCGCAGACGTTAAAGCGAAGAGGGAGCAGGTGGAAGCCCTGCACTTTCCTTCAAACACCGTGTTTGAAGTGCAACGCTATTGGAGAAGGCATGGAGATCATTGATAACAGAGCAGTATTGCTCAAGGTACGCAATCCGGATCGCATTACAACTGTGATCCCAAAGAGTAAGGTAATACAAACATTTGATGGACATTCAGATGTGTTAGTGAATTGGGGGTTAGAGGAGGCCATAGTTCTGAAGAACTTACGCATACCAATACCTTCACCGATAAACGCTACATACAAGTGGCCCGGGTTATTTAAACCGTTCGATCACCAACGAGAAACTTCCTCGTTCTTGACGCTACACAGACGTGCGTTTTGTTTCAATGAACAAGGCACAGGTAAAACTGCTTCAGTAATATGGGCGGCTGATTACCTGATGACATTAAATCGCATCAAGCGCGTGCTTGTGATATGCCCACTATCTATTATGGATTCCGCTTGGCGTAATGACTTGTTCAGATTCGCTATGCACCGCAAGGTAGATGTTGCGTATGGCAAGCCCGAGAAGCGCAAAGAGATTATCAAAGGTGAAGCTGAATTCATTATCGTGAACTACGATGGCGTAGAGATCATTGCGGATACCATTGCACAGGGTGGCTTTGATCTAATCGTTATTGACGAGGCTAACGCGTATAAAAATCCACAGACAAGACGTTGGAAGGTGTTGAGCAAACTCGTCACACCCGATACATGGTTGTGGATGCTCACAGGCACACCCGCATCTCAATCACCAACAGATGCTTATGGCATCGCCAAGTTGGTTAACCCCGATGGAGTACCAAGGTTCTTTGGGGGTTTTAGAGATCAGGTTATGAATAAGGTCACACAGTTTAAGTGGGTTCCAAAACCTGACGCAGACAACGTAGTGCATAGAGCATTACAACCCGCGATACGGTTTACAAAAGAACAATGCCTTGACTTGCCTGAGATGACTTATGTTACGCGAGATGTACCGCTTACTGCACAGCAAACGAAATACTACGAACTGCTACGCAAGCAACTGATAGTACAAGCGGCAGGTGAGGAGATCACAACAGTAAATGCTGCGGCTAATTTGAATAAGCTACTACAACTTTCAGGTGGTGCGGTGTATTCAGACACAGGCGAGGTGATTCACTTTGATGCAAGCAATCGTCTAGCTGTCCTACGAGAAGTTATAGAGGAATCAAGCCACAAGGTTCTGGTGTTTGTCCCCTATCGACACGCTATTGAAGTTGTGACTGATGATTTAAGAAAACACGGGTATGCCACTGCTGTAATTCATGGTGGGGTATCTGCGTCAAAGCGGTCTGAAATATTTGAACGCTTCCAAACAAAGAATGACTTGCAAGTGTTGGTCATCCAACCGCAAGCCGCATCACACGGTGTCACGCTCCATGCCGCAAACACAATTGTGTATTGGAGTCCAGTGATGTCCGTGGAAACGTATTTGCAGTGCAACGCACGGGTACACAGAGCAGGGCAAAAGAACCCTACAACTGTCGTGCATCTGCAAGGTAGTGGAGTCGAGAGACGTATGTACACCATGCTCAACAGCAAGGTTGATATACACCACAAAATTATCCAGTTATACGGGGAACTACTGAGATAATAACTCTTGACATTGTAAATTTTAGGTGTAATATCAAAACATAAATAGAAGGAGAGGAACATGACCGAAACCATTTCGGCTGATAGACTTGTCACCGCATACATAAAAATGCGGGACAAACGTGCTGAACTTCTGCGAGAGTACGAAGAGCAGGACGGGACTATAAAAGAACAAATGGAAACAGTGGAAGGCAGATTGCTTGACCTCTGTAAATCCGTTGGTGCTGATAGTCTTAAAACCCAACACGGTACGGTAATACGTGGTGTCAAAACCCGTTACTGGACAAGTGACTGGGAAGCCATGCACAAATTCATCATGGAAAACAAGATGCCTGAACTCTTAGAGAAGCGCATCAGTCAGACCACGATGAGGCAGTTGCTTGACGAAAACCCCGACATGATGCCGATTGGCATGAATGTCGATTCTAAATATTCTGTAACCATCAGGAGGACTTCAAATGGAAGTTGAAACTCTGACCGTTGAAGAGGTAGCAAAATACTTGCGTGTCTCTCGACAGACGGTCTATGCGTTAATCCGTGCGGGAAAGATTCCGCACTTCAAAGTAGGTACAAAGGTACGAGTCAAACGCTCAGACCTTGAAACTATGACAAACACATCAGGAGATGCTAAATGAGTAGCGCGATTGATCACCACTATTTTGGATGTGAAGTTACAAACGTAACCTACGATCTATTAAAGAATGTTGGTCACGTTCACATGCCTGCTGGCAATTGCACTGACATGGCAAGGACTATCAAGTTCTTTGTAGAACAAGTCCCATCTATCGGACACATCATTACATGGTGTGACGGTAATCTCGATACACAGTACGTGGATCACAATGGCGAATGGATCGCCCTTTAACTCAGGAGAAACTAAATGACAGCAATGACTCTATTTTCAAAAGGCGGTAATAATTTACCCGCACACTTACGCAACCTAGAATTGGATGCAACCACAAAAGCCCTGATGGGTTCGACTGGTAGCGGTTCGATGGGTAAACGTATTTCAATTCGTGGCAACGTATTTCGTATGCTTGTTGACGGAAAAGAAATTGCACAGAACGAAGATCGTTCAATGAACATTGTGATCGTTGCGGCTAACCCGCACGTGTCACGTAGCTACTACGAAGGTACTTATGAAGAAGGCAAGAATGTTGCCCCCACATGTTGGTCAAACGATGGTATCACCCCTGATACTAAAGTTGATGAGCCACAAGCATCCAAGTGTGCCAACTGCTCACAGAACATTGCAGGTTCAGGACAGGGCAACGGTCGTGCTTGCCGTTACAGCCAACGATTGGCAGTTACGCTTGAGAACGATCTCCAAGGAGACGTGTACCAACTGACGCTTCCTGCTCAGTCAATCTTTGGTAACGCTGAGAACAACAAAATGCCTTTGCAGGCTTATGCTAAGTTCTTGGGTGGTCATGGTCTGCCAGTTACAGCAGTTGTGACAGAGATGCGCTTTGATACTGCGAGTGCAACACCTAAGTTGACGTTCAAAGCTGTGCGTCCTTTGGAAGAAGACGAGATGGCAACTTGCCAAGAGAAGGGTCAGTCAGCAGATGCTAAAGCGGCTATCGCTTCTACTGTTGCACAGACAGATGGTACGAAAGCCAAGGCTATTGAAGCCCCTGCACCAAAAGCCGTGCCAAAGGTTGAAGCTGAAGTAGCACCTGAAGTTGAGCCAACAAAACGCGCCAAGAAAGCCGCACCGAAAGATGTTGACGCAATCTTGGATGATTGGGCGGAGTAACTAATCGGGGGGAAAGTCGTGCAATTTTGCTTGCGGACGAACGGTGAGTACCCCCACCTCATACTATGAACAACACAGGTTATTCACGTAAGTTTATTCAAGCGAACAAAACGGCAGACCAAAAACATATTGGTGTGCAACTTGGGCGTATTTGCATAGACCGAGACATCCCCGTGCAAGACGTAGCTGAATATATTGGTGTATCAAGGCAAGCGGCATACATGTGGTTCTTGGGTAGATCATTACCCCACCCAAAAATGCGAGAGACGATTGCTGAAGTTATCAAGACACTCAGATCAAAAAGCACCCAATCAACAATTTGACCTTTAACCTATCGCCAGTAGGTTACCGGTATTTTTTAAGAGCGAACAATGACCTCAAGGATTCCCTTTCTCTCATCGGTGCTTGCCCAAGATGGCATGTACTGTGTGGTGGGACTAAAGAAAGGTGCGCCTAGGCAAACTTTTGTAGAGACACTAGAAGAAATTGATGGTGTAGTAGAAGGGTTACTTGCACAGGGATACGATGCGTATTTCGGTTGTGCAAAATATCTGAACGCCTCTGAAGGGCGTACAGCACAGAACGCAAAGTGGTTCAAAGCCTTTTGGCTTGACCTTGATTGCGGTGAGAACAAACCCTATGAAACACAAGCTCAAGCAATAGATGCCCTAAAACTGTTTGTGCAGACCACCGGACTGCCAAGACCAACACTAATGAATTCAGGACGTGGAGTACACGTATACTGGACACTCACAGAAACAATTTTCTACAACGACTGGAAGCCAACGGCTGAAGCATTTAAGAAGTTTTGCGCTTCCTACAACTTGTATGCAGACCCCGCAGTTACAGCAGATGCGGCCCGTATTCTACGAATACCGGAAACCCTTAACTTCAAAGACTCACCACCCAAACCCGTAGACATTTTGGTGAGTTCACAACCTATTGAGTTCAGTAGGTTTCAAGCTATCGTTGGTATCACGGTTGACGATGGTGATACTGATCTACCGTTTGCCACACCCGTGCGTAAACAGCCAATGGATGCAACCACCCGCGCTTTGATGGGTAACAGTGTCTCAAGATTTGGTACGATCATGCGTAAGAGCGCACAAGGTAAAGGTTGCGCACAACTTGTTTCAATATACAGAAACCAAGAAGCTACTGAAGAACCGATGTGGAGAGCAGGGCTGTCGATTGCCGTGAACTGTGAAGATGGTGAGTTGGCTATCCACAAGATTTCGCATGGACACCCTGAGTACGATCCAAAAGAAACACGGGACAAAGCCAACACGTTACTCACAAAGCCTTACAAGTGCGCCACGTTTGCAGGGTTGAATCCTGATGGATGTGTTGACTGCCCAAACAAAGGCAAGATCACATCACCCATTCAAATTGGTGCGCAGATTGCAGAGGCTACCGCAGAGGACAACATTGTGGTAATGCGCAATGCTACGTTGGAAGAAGAAATTACGGTTGAGATTCCGGAGTACCCGTTTCCGTATTTCCGTGGGAAGAATGGTGGGGTCTACAAACGTGGAATCCAATCTGATAAAGCCAAGAAGAAAGATGAAGACGATGAAGAAGAACGCGACACGCTGATCTACGAGTACGACTTGTATGTAGTCAAACGATTGACTGACCCTGATACGGGTGAATCTTTATGGATGCGCTTACACATGCCTAAAGACGGAATCCGTGAATTTTCCTGCCCGTTGGCAAGTGTGCTGTCAAAGGACAAGTTCCGCGAAGTATTGGCTTACCAAGGGGTTACTGCATATAACAAAAGACTGGATGGACTTATGGCATATATAACACGTTGGGTAAATGAATTGCAACAACTATCAGAAGCAGAGAAGGCACGTCAACAGTTTGGTTGGTGTGATAACGATGAAACGTTTGTCGTAGGCAACCGTGAGATCACTGCGGCAGGGGTCAATTACAGCCCATCGTCATCAGCAACCGCTGAGTTGGCGGCTATGTATTCCAAGAAGGGTACGATCCATGAGTGGGCTAAATTGGCTAACAACTACGCCCGTGCCGGTAACGAAGACCGCGCATTTATTCTGTTTGCGGGGTTTGGCTCTGCGTTGTTCAAGTTCACTAACCTTAGTGGCGGCATCATTCACCTGACTAACAATGGTTCGGGTGTGGGTAAGACTACGGTTCAGCACATGGTCAACAGCATTTGGGGTCGCCCTATTGAGACCTTAATGAATCAGGAAGACAAGTACCTTGCCCGTATGCACCGTGTTTCTATTCTTGGTAATTTGCCTGCAACGATTGATGAGTTGACCAACATGGCTGATGA